AACAATTCATAATTACATTCAACCCAATAAGTGAACAGCATTGGTTAAAGCGCAGGTTCTTTGATGCGCCCGATGATGATACTTATGTGTTGCATACAACTTACAAGGACAATGCGTTCCTTGATGCTGATTACATCAAACACTTAACCGAGCGAGTGAAAGCCAACCCGAACTTGCACAAAGTTTATGTCCTTGGCGAATGGGGCAAAGTTGATTTCGGTGGCGAGTTTCTTAAAAGTTGGTCCACGGTTAAGCATACCGGGATTGTTACTTACGATCCATCATTAGCCGTTTGGCTGTCCTTTGATGAAAACGTTAACCCATACTTCCCTTGTGGTGTGTTCCAAGTGAGTGATGACAATGAAATACGAATGATTGATTGCATTGCGCTTAAAAACCCCGACAATACGGTCAAAGCAATGGGCAGGGCAATACTGCAACGGTTACGGCATTGGAAGCACAACGGCCATGTTTATGTTTGTGGCGATAGCACCTCACAAAAGGATGATGTTAAGCAGGAAAAGGGATTTGACCTATTCCGCTTGCTAATTAACGAACTTGATGAAGTGAAACCGATAAGGCGAGTAGCCAAGTCAAACCCGAATGTGCGCCCGAGTGCAGATTTTTTCAATGCGATACTTGCCTACAATGAGCAGGGCATATCGTTTACAGTTGATGAAACTTGCAGAGTAGCAATATTAGACTTTGAGAATACCAAAGAAGATAAGAATGGTAAAGTTGATAAGAAAACCGTAACCGACCCAGTGACCAAAGTAAGTTATCAACCGTATGGTCACATTGTTGACTTAACACGCTACTTAATAACATCCGTATTCCCAACACAATACACACGCTTTCAAACAGGCATCATCAAACCGCTTGTTGTTGTTGGTCGGGATGCGGAATGGAAATCGGCATCAAGATTTTAGTTCTTCACCAGTTAATGCGAAATAAAGGTTTTGGAGTTGGTGGATGTAAAGTATTTTATAAGGCAAAGTATAATTCTCATTTGAGCCAATATCACAATTCCCGTTTAATGATAGATAAATATTAGTAAAACTGTTCTTTAAAATAAACCATCCATTAAATTTAATAAACCCAAAGTTAATTAGGGCTTGTTCTGTGATGAGGGTGTTATTCATGATTTTGACAATACAAACTGTTTAAATTCCTCTTTTAGTTCGATTTCTTTTTGTTCATTCCAAACTTCAATAGGCAAATGGTATGGTTGTGAAGTCCAAGTGTCACCATTGTATTCAGTAATAAATGACACGTTAATAAAATGCCCATCCATTGCAGGGCTTGTGGTTGTTATGATTTTCATAGTTATTCGATTTGGTTACCACAAACATAATTAATTTTAGTTACATATTTGCCCAATATCGAAATTATTTTTATTATTTCGCATCATGGCACGATTTCTTAAAACCTCCGACTATCTTTCAATAATTCAAACGGTTGACCTCAATCAAATTACCGAGAACACACCGCAGAATTTGTACGATAGCGAGGTTAAGGCCATAAGTAGAATGAGGACAAAATTAGTCCAAAGGTACATGGTTGACATTGAACTTGGCACGATGGATGCCTATTCAAACAGCCGCCACTACCGTACACGTGACCGAGTGATAGCAGGCGAAGTGATTACACATGTTAAGGACTTCAACAGATGGGATAAGACAACCGAATACGCAAAGGATGATATTGTTACCGATAACAACGGCTTTGTTTACACGGCATTGGTAGCAAGCACAAACAAGGCATTGACCTTAACAGCATTCTGGACACCGATGATTGGATATGTAACAAGTAATGCTTTTTATTGGACAGTTGGCGATAATAGATACCCGATGTTTGTTGAGTTGGCAATGGATATGACCTTGTATAACTTGCATGCACGAATTAACCCGCGCAATATTCCCGATTTAAGAATAGAACGCAACAGAGAAGCATTGGACCAACTTGATAGATGGGCAAGTGGCACAGATACAGCAGAGGTGTTGAACATCAACACAGCAGATAGTGAGGGCTTTAGCATCCGTTACGGTAACAGTTTAGATAAACAAGATAATTTCTTTAAGTAATGGCTTGGTATAACGATATATTCAACTTTAGTAAACCTCAACCTCAAAAGGCCAACATCCGCAAAACGATTGACTTTGAGCAACAGTTGCAACGTGTTAGGCAAGATGCAACACGCTTTAATATAGCTTTGCAATCAGCAGAGTCACCGATGTACCCTAACAGATTTCTGTTGATGCAAACGTATCAACAAATCGTGTTAGATGGGCAGGTTCAAAGTGCCATGCTGCAACGTAAGTCAAAGATATTGTGCAAGAAGTTTATGGTTTATGGACCAGATGGCGAATGCGATGAAGCTAAAACTGCATTGTTTAACCAAAAGTGGTTTTATGACTTTCAAAATTTGGCTTTAGACAGTATCTTTTGGGGATTTTCCTGCGTACAATTTGGCGCAATCGTTAACGATAAGTATTCAAGTGTTGAATTGATACCGAGAATTTACGTAGTACCCGAATTTAGTTTGGTACGCACCAACACAGCAACCGTTACCGAGGGCAAGCACTTTGATGAAGCACCGTATAACAATTGGTGTATTGGAGTTGGTGAAAAAAGAGACCTTGGTTTAATGATGTACCTTGCACCATACGTTATTTGGAAGAAAAACGCAATGGCAGCATGGGCAGAGTTTGCAGAGGTATTCGGCTCACCAATTAGAGTTGGCAAAACCGATGTTCGTGATGAAATGACCCGCAAGAACATGGAAAACATGCTCAAAAACATGGGTGTAGCATCGTGGGCAGTGTTAGACTTAAACGATAACATTGAGTTGATGCAGGCAAGCAGGACAGATGCTTATGCTGTGTTTGACAAAATGGTTGAGCGTTGCAATAGTGAAATTAGCAAGATTATTTTAGGGCAAACAGGAACAACCGATGAAAAGGCGTACAGTGGCAGTGCAAACGTACATGAGAACGTGGCCGATATGATAGCCAAACAAGACACGTTAAAGATGCAGTTTGTGATTGAGAACCAACTTGTGCCGATGATGATCCGAAATGGGTTCGATTTATCCGGTTGCACATTCAAGTACGATGATAGCGAAAGTTTACCGTTAGCAGAGCAGGCCAAGATTGATGCTTCATTCATGCCGTATGTTAAGTTTGACCACGAATATTTGCAACACAAATACGGTATTGAGTTGCAGGATGAAATGGGCATGGATGAAGAAGAAGAACCGAATGGAAGTGAAGTTGAAACCGAAACGGACACCGAAACAGACACCGAAAGCCAACTTGAAAACATTGCCAAACGATTAAGAAGCATATACAGCTAATGTGCGGCTACTGCGACATATTGAATATAGATAAGGAAGTTGACCCACCAACACCGTTTGATGAAAACGATTTTAACCGTTTCACGAATGATGTTTGGATTGGCGCGGTTAATAATCAAGTGTTGCCAGAGGGGATATATCTTAAAACAGCGAAATACCTACGTGACGGCATTGATTTAGCACCTGTTGTTGATGAGGTATTAACTGCGGACTTAACGAATAACATTTACATATTTTCGGGAGCGAAAACATACCAACAGACACGGACAATGACTGCGATGTTAGCAGACCCCGAATTAAAATCGAACTTTTACAAGTTTAAGGAAGCCGTTAAGCCGATGTTTAAGCTATACAATGAAGATTACTTACAAGCCGAATACCAAACAGCCAAAGCATCAGCACGTATGGCTTCCGATTGGAAGCGAATTGAAGCCGATGCCGATGTATTGCCATTATTGCAGTATCAAACGGTTGGTGATGGCAGAGTAAGGCCAACGCATCAAGCACTTGACAACATTATAAGACCTATCAATGACCCCTTTTGGAAGCAATACTATCCACCAAACGGTTGGCGTTGTCGTTGTACCGTAATACAACTATCCGAGGGGGAATTGACAGATATGAGCAACTTTACACCGCCCGATGATGTACCGCCCTTGTTTCGTATGAATGCGGGCATTGATGGCTATGTGTTTAAAGAAAAGGGCAAGGGCAAGCACCCCTACTTTGACATTGCAAAGGGTGACAAAGAAATGGCAAAAAAGAATTGGAATTTACCGATACCACAAGCACCAAGACCTGCGCCTGTTATGCCGACACCCGAAGCACCAACACTTCCACCAGCACCGACACTTCCACCAGCACCGACACTTCCACCAGCACCAACACTTCCACCAGCACCAACAATATGAGCAAGTCAAATAAATTCAACCTAAAACAAGCGGAGCAGAAAGCACGTAAGGCAATGGAAGCGGCCATAGTTGATGTTGGTAACACGGCCAAGGTTTTCTTTGTGGCATCATTCCGCAAGCAGGGATGGGATGATAAGAGTGTGCAGAAGTGGAAGCCGAGGAAACGCACAACTTACAAAACGAAAAGCGGTAAAACGGTTGATGATACAACAAGGGCAACGTTAGTTAAGACAGGCGATTTAAGGCGTTCAATTATCCGTGACCCCGCAAACAGAGCAGCGTTGAGTATTAAGATACATAGTGATTTAATTTACTCAAGGGTTCACAATGATGGGTTAAGAGCAGGTCGCGGCAAAGGTTTTATTATGCCCAAACGCCAATTCATGGGTGATAGTTACAACTTGAATGAGCAGGTAAAGAAAGTTATAGTTAAACGATTAGATAAGATATTTACATAATGCAATTAGCAATTTATAACGCATTAAAGGCACGAATTGAAACACTTGCAGCATTGAAGTATGTTGCCTTGTGGAATAATCAATTTGAGCGCGAGGATGTGAACGTACCATTTAATTATCCGTGTTGCTTTATTGAGTTTGCCAATGCCGACTATATCGAAAACTTACAAGGTCAGCAACAAGGCACGTTAAGTATTGCATTGCATTTAGGTTTTGAAAGCTACAAGACCGAGGACACGGCA